GCCTTGCCATACACATTGGCAATGGGTGCGCTAGGCACTATGAGCGTTACCTTTACCGGTGGCGTTTACTCAGTAGTCGAAGTATAAATTAAAGCCGGCAACGGCCCGACACGAAAAGGCGCATAATGCAACTACAACTTAAAGCCACGTTTAACGACGGCAGTTCACATGAAGTAACAACTAACTTAATGACCATCGTTAGTTGGGAACGCAAATTTAAGCGCAAAGCATCCGAGATGGCATCGGGTGTAGGCGTTGAGGATTTAGCCTATTTGTGTTACGAGGCCACACGGTTTGCAGGTATTACGGTACCGGCAACACTTGACGCGTTTATTTCATCGTTGGCGTCTATTGAAGTGGTAGAACAACTAGACCCAAAAGCCTAAACGGCACGGTGCGTAGAGCGCTTGCCGAGATTTTAGTGGCAACAGGGTTTTGGCCTAGTGAGATATCATTCGAGTTAGACGATATGAACGCCACCATTGAAATACTAAATAAGCAACGTGGCGGTAAGTAATGGCGTCGCGCTCGGCTATCCCGCAAGTAGATGGCATCCAAGAGGCGCTAAAAGCGCTCAACGATTTTGACCCTGCCTACCGTAAACAGATTACTAAAGACATACAAAGCACGGGCCAAGTAATCGTGGCCGAGGCCCGCAGCATGGTGGCCTATTTTGATAACAGCAAAGGCACCGGGGAACCGTTAAGCGGTATGCGACGTGGCAACCTTATTAAAGGCCGTAACACGCAATGGCGTACCGATCAGGTGCAAAAGGGTTTTAAGGTAAAAGTAGGTGTACGCGCCAGCAAGGAACGCTACGTGAACTACAACCGCACTACCGATGGCGTCGTAACCCATAACGAGCAAGTGGTATACGGCAGTAAGCCCTACCAGTTAATGGTTATTCAACAGGCCAACGCAGCTGGCGCAATCTATGACCATGCCGGGCGCAATACGCAGGGCCTGTTTGTAACAAACCTTGAGGCACAATCTGACGCAGGCGCGCAACCTCGAGCCATTGACAAAGCCGTTACTAATAACCGTGAGGCCGTGGAAGCCAAAGTAGAGTTAGTAATTAACGACGTTGCCCGGCGCACTAACAGAAAATTAGGGTTTACTCGTGGCAATTAACATACCGATTATTAGCAGCCTTGACGGTTCAGGGTTTACTAAAGCCATTGCTCAACTTAAGAAACTTGAGACTAATTCCGAGCGTGCCGGGTTTATTGCGGGTAAAGCATTTCTGCCAGCCGTTGCCGCGTTAGGTGCGCTTACCGCTGCCGCTGGTTACAGCGTTAAAGCCGCCATCGAGGACAGCGCCGCGCAAGCCCAACTAGCCAAGACATTGCAAAACGTCGTTGGTGCAACCGACGCGCAAATAAGCGCTACCGAAAAGTCCATTAGCGCTATGTCTATGGCTACAGGCGTAGCCGACGATCAGTTACGCCCAGCGTTGGCCTCACTTGTTTTAGGTACACAAGATTTAGCAACCGCTAACGATGCACTTAATTTGGCGCTTGACGTATCAGCCGGTACAGGTGCAGATTTAACAACAGTTAGCGACGCGCTATCCAAGGCTTATGGCGGAAACTTTAAGGCGTTGCGCCAGTTATCCCCGCAGCTGTACGCAATGATTAAAGACGGTGCCAGTCTCGATGAGGTTATGGCGCAGTTGTCACGCACGTTTGGCGGGTCTGCAGCGGTTGCAGCAAACACGGCAGAGGGCAAATTTAAGCGCTTAGGTATTGCGTTAAGTGAAACCGCCGAGGCAATCGGCATGGCCATACTGCCAGCCGTTGAAGCGGTACTGCCATACCTCATTAGTTTTGGTAATTGGGCGCAAGACCACGTAAGCGTTTTGCTTGCCGTAGGCACCGCCATTGGCGCAATCTCGGTAGCACTCATTGCGTTTAAGGCAGCGCAAGTAATTGCCAACGCTGTAACCATTGTTACTACCGCGCTTAACTGGTCACTTGCTGCATCGGCTGCAGCTGCTAACACCGCGCTAACCCTTGGCGTTGGTGCTGCCGCTATTGCTGCCGGGCTTGTAGTTGCAGCGGGCGCGTTTATCACATTTAAGAACGCAACCAAAACCAGCGTGGAAACCATTAAACCGTTTGGGCCTCAACTAAGCGAGATAAACAAAGGCCTTGGCCCAGTAGAAAAGGGTTTAAGTGGCGCGGGCAACGCTGCCAAGGGCATGGCAGACAAAGTAAAAGAGGCAAGCGAAGCGTTAAAGAAATACCTACAAACCGCGCTCGAGGATGCCCAAACACAATTACAGGATGCACAAGTAGCGTTTACCGATTTTGCCACCAACGTAAGCGACAGCATAAAAGATGCGTTTAGTTTTGCTGACGCTAAAGACGCAGGCGATGAAACAGGCGCAGGGTTTCTACAGGGCTTGCGCGATCAGGTAGCCGGCATAGTTAAGTACGGCACCGATGTTAAAACCTTGCTTGAAATGGGCTTAAGCCAACAGGCATTACAGGCCGTGCTAGACGCTGGCGGGGAAAGCGGCGCGGCTATCGCAGCTGAACTAATTGCTGGCGGTGTTGGTGCGATTAACGAAACCAACGAATTGGTTAAGGCTGCCGATAATGCAGCTGCAACCATTGGCCAACAGGCTGCTCAAGCATGGTTTGGCGCTGGTGTGGATAACGCTAAGTCTTATTTGCAGGGTGTCGAGGCGGCATTTAATGAGGCACAAAAACGGCTTAAGGCTAAGGGTCTAAAACTGGCAGACATTAAGGGCATTAGCGCGGGGTTCAGCGAAGCAATTACACGGCCAGTAGTACCCTCGGTTACGCCATTGCAAACAGGTAGCAATATGGGTATGCCGGGTAGCGGAGCTGTAACTATTAACTTGTCAAGCCTTGTGCCTACCGCGCAAACTGGCGAAGTAATCATTAACTCAATACGCGCATACAACAGGGCGGCAGGCCCGGCAAATATCGCGGTGGCATAATGGCTACCTCGGTAGTTGCCAGCGGAGACTATGAACTATTTATAGATACCGGGTTTATGCTCAACGCCTTTACCCTTGACAACAGCATTAGAGGCGTCTTAGATAACACGGAATACGTGCTAGATGGTGTAACCGAGTTTGCCCCAATGATGGAATACAGCAAAGGCATTAGCGTTAATCGTGGCCGTAGGGAAATAGGCGATCAATTCAGCGCCGGCACAATGACGTTTACCCTCGATGACACGCTGGCTGGCGGCATCCTAAACCCGCTGTATACGTCTAGCCCGTTTGTAGACCCTGCAGGGCAATTTACGCTTGCCCCATTGCGTAGGGTTTCGTTTGGCCGTTACAACACCGCTAACGCTTACGTGCCGTTATTTGTTGGTCAGATCGTGAATTATGACTACTCGTATGAATTGGGCGGAAACAACACGGTTACCGTTTATTGCGCAGATGATTTCTATTTACTAGCCCAAACGGTAATGAATGAATTTAACGTATCCGAGCAACTAAGTAGCGCCCGGCTAACCGCGGTATTGGATTTACCCGAGGTTGCCTACCCGGCGTTAAGCCGTGACATTTCTACAGGCACCCAAACCCTTGGCGGTTCGGCTGCATACACAATCCCTAACGGCACAAACGTAAAGGCTTACATAGACCAAATACAAGCTGCCGAGCAGGGCCGTATTTTTATGTCGCGTTCAGGGGTGCTTAATAGTGACCCTCGAGTGGGCAATACTCTTAGCGGTAGTGTTGCAGATTTCCACGATGACGGCACCCAAACGCCATACAACAATTTGGCCATAACCTATAACGCCGATCAGATCGTGAACCGCGCAAGCGTGCAACACCTAGGCGCTACAAGCCCCGAAATAGCCGACGATCTAGCAAGCCAAGCAAAATACCTAATCCAAACGGTAAGCATCGGTGACAGCCTGCTACATAACGACGCGGCAGCTGCCACGCTTGCCAGTTACCTGCTAGTCGGAGAACCCGACGCCACGTTTACCGGGGTACAAACCGATTACCTAATGCTCACCACAGCACAACGCGAAAACCTAGCCCTAGTAGATATTGGCGACACGATTACGATAACCAACACCATTGCCGGCGGTGAGGTGGCACAGGAACTAAGCGTAGAGGGCATCGAGCATCGCATAGATTTTGTGACTGGGCATCGAGTCACCTACTACACGGCCCCTACGGTAATTGTTTACGAGTTCATACTCAACGACCCAATTTACGGAAAATTAGACATACAAGACCCGCAACCAGTTTTAGGATAAAGTACACATATGGGCGCCAACGCAACAACATTTGTACCGAGTTACACAAGTGGCGAGGTTTTGACCGCTGCCAATTTGAGCGTAACAAACTCGGGTATACCCGTATTTGCTACCACGGTTACACGTGATGCCGCGTTTGGTGGCACAGGTGAAAAAGTACTTGCCGAAGGCCAAATGGCTTATATTGAAGCAAGCAACCTTACGCAGTATTACGACGGCGCGGCGTGGCAAACACTTGGTGGGGGTTTGACTTACATTACGCAAGCAACACCAACCGCGGTAAACACGGTTTCTATAAACAACTGTTTTACTAGCACATATCAAAATTATTTGATTGTCATGAATTTTAGCGCGGCTGTTGGAAACGGCGAAGTTACCGCAAGATTGAGGCTTAGTGGTACGGATGCCACAACAAATTACAACACTCAACGAATCGGCGGCGGCGGTGCAACATTGTTTTCGAGCACAGACCCAACGGGTGCAGATGACACTTATTTCTTAAGTATTACAGCAACCAATGTTGAATCGTATGGTTTTTCTACCAATGTCTTTTCCCCAGCATTAGCGCGCCGAACGGTTTTTAGTGGTAATGGCGGATACCAAAGCGGCGGCGGTGCAACTCTTGAGATCACTTGGGGTCAACACACAACAGCAACCGCATATGACGGAATAACTGTAAATTATTCAGGAACAAGTTTTACTGGCACTATTCGCGTTTACGGATACCAAAACAGTTAAGGAACGAATCATGGCCAACGTATACGAATTAGACGCACAAACAGGTATCGCTATTGAGCGTGATTACACCGAAACCGAAGCCGAACAACGCACCAAAGACCTAGCAAAACACGCTGCACTAGCCCAAGCCAAAGCAAACCAAAAAACACTTAAAGCCGAAGTAATTGCCAAACTTGGTTTAACAGCCGACGAAGTAGCCGCGCTACTAAGTTAATGAAATGGCGTTATATGATCGGGTACGTGCTTTTAATTGCCGTCGTAGTTTGGGGTTGCGCTGGCTGTAGTGACCGTGAACGCATGAACTGTATTAGAACCAAAAACAAGGCAATAACGCTAACAACAGAAATAGCGGTAGGTGGGGGGCGCTGTGGCTAGATATACCAACGACGAAATAAAAGCCCGGCTAATTCTTGTAGTTGGTATTGGGCTTACTTGCGCGTTTGTTGGTTCAATCTTTACGTTGCTATACGGCCTGCTATTTGTTACCCAGCCACTCGAGCAAGCACCAAATGACGCGGAAGCGTTTTCAGTATTAAACCCAATGCTTATGACATTATCCGGCGGTCTTATAGGCTTGCTGGCATCCAACGGATTAAAGAGTAAATCAAAAGGTGGTAGCGATGAAACCGATTAACAAAGCAATGTTGGCTAGTTATGGCCGATCAGTAATAGCAGCCGTTATCGCTGTTTATTCCACAGGCAACACAGACCCAGCCGACCTAGGCAAAGCAGCAATAGCCGCCCTTGTGCCGGTTTTGTTGCGTTATGTGAACCCAAAAGATTTGGCCTATGGCCGTACCGCCAATTAAAAAACTGGTTTTACCAGTCAATTTGGCACACGTTAAGCCGGGTGAACTGCCCGCCAGCCTGTTGGTAGAACTAAAGCCATTTGGCAAATTGCACCCATTAGCTGCAAACGCATATAACGCGGTTAGAGCTGCAGCGTTCGCCGCTGGCATAAAACAATTCAAGCCCATTAGCGCGGGTGATACTTACCGCAGCGTCTCGTTACAGCGCCAAGGATTTTTAGCGCGATACCAATTAGAGCCAATCGCGGGCGTTAAACCTCGAGTGTATGAGGGCAAAAATTATTACCTAAAGCCGGGCAATGCACCGATGGCGGTACCCGGCACGTCACGCCATAACCTCGGGCTAGCCGTAGATTTTGCCAACATGTCAGGCGAAACATTTACCTTTATGTGCGACGTAGGGCCATCGTTTGGTTGGTCACTTGAAGTAATGCCAGCCGAGCCATGGCATTGGTTTTACTGGCCCGGTGACAAAGTACCGCCAGCGGTAACCCAATACCTACAAGGAATTGCGCCAGCATCCCCCACCGCGTAACACGCGCC